TCAGCCCTTCAGGATTTTCAGCACCTTGCTGTCTTCTCGAAAGCAGCTCCCGCCGTACTGTGTTTTGCCGTGCGGTTTTTCGAAAAACTCTTCCAGTGCCTTCCTGCACTCTGTTTCCGTGCTGTAGGGCCTCATGATGCTTGCTGTGGTTGATCCTGCCATCGTTATTGCCAGTATCCAGTGCATCACGCCTCCTGCGATTTTGAGCCAGCCGGGTGGGGGTGCTGTTACACCCCCACTTTGGTATGGACTTCCATACTTTCCCGCCTATTTGATTGCTTCCTGCTCAAAACCGAACAGCACACCTTTCAGGGCTATCCGTGCCTGATTTCTGATTTCTGGGGGAAGCTGGTCGAATCGCTTTAAGATGGGTCTCAGGTCCTCGGATACCGTCATCTCCGATTCGCCTAGCAATAGCTCATCTGTTGTCACCCCTAGCACCTTAGCCAGCTCGACGACTTTGTCAGCGGACGGCATTTGCGAACCAGCCTCATAGGACGTGTAGCTAGATTTCGCAATCCCTGCGGCCCCCCAAACTTGGGGTTGAGTCAGTCCTCGCGCCTTCCTGAAGCGTTTCAGGTTTTCGCTGAGAGTCATGGTTCGTTCGCTCTGGCTTTTCATCGTGCCGAGATCGTAAATGCTGTTCAAGTGTCCAGTTCCGTTATTCCGGTATTTTAGTGCTTGCATATCGTTACCCTCAGTGGTTAGCATACCGGCATTCGGCTACCGTTATTCCGGTATTGACAGGGATTCTTGATGTTTATCGATTGGTTGACAGTTTCTCAGGAGCATTTGCACGACCTGCCGGTCGTTTGCGACGTTTTTACCCTGACAATTGATGCCAATACGAACGAAGTTCTCAGTACCCGTCAGCCCCGTTTCAAGCACGAAGCCAGCTTTTCGACCTCAGTAACCATTTCCGTCCAAGGTCGCAAAATTCGCGTCGAAGGCAACCCGAGCCGGGTAGGGCGTTTGGACAACCTTTTTGGCTACACGACTATTGAGCAGTGCATTTCAGTCTACAACGCGTTGCTTCGTGAGTATGGGCTGCCTGGCTTCACTCGCTGTACCCGTCTCGATATCAGGACCGGTGCTTCTGGTGCCAAGTCCGGAGATCGCATAGCTGACGGTGCCAAAATTGAACGTATCGACCTAACGACCAACGTCGCTGTCGGCTCAGGCAATGTCGTTTCATATCTTCGCGGTGTTTCAAGTCAGCGTATTGGTCACAGCATCGGATTCTTATATCCGAATGGCCGAACTGTAACTTGGACTCCTAAAGGCAACGGCAAAGGCGGGCGCCTTCAATACAGAAAGGCTTACGATAAAGCCTTTGAAATGGACCAAAACTGCCTTCCGAAGATTAAACGTCTTTTTGGCGATGAGTCCGAAGAATTCAAGTACGTGAAACAAGTCCGTGACTATTGCGCCGAACAAGGTGTTGTCCGGATGGAGCAAGAACTTAAAACCGAACTGCTGCAGCGTGAAGCCCTTTGCTACTGGGGTCTATTTAAAGAAAGCCGTTTAAACGAACTCCACGATGAGTTTTTGGGCATTGATGAGAAATTGAAGGTAACCGCCATGGATATGATGACCATTGCAGAACAGTTGTTGCAGGATGGGATTGTCTCTAGCCGTCAAGCTGCCAACTCTACCGCGTCCTGCGCCATTCTTTGGATGCATGGCCAAACTTTCGATTTCGCAAAAAGCCAGACCAAGACCCACGCGGCGCGCCTCAATCGCATCGGTATCAACATCCGTAACGCTTGCGACACATCCCGTTTTGCGCCTGTTTTTGTTCGTCAGTGCCGAGAGGTCACCAAATCTACACTGGCTGTTCCTGCTTGGTACAAGCGCGTTAATCACCTGCATCAGGTGGCCGCATGAAGACTGTAAGCCTTCAAGGCATCCAGCTCTCACCTGGACAACGTCGCATGCTTGAACAGCAGCGTCACGTTCGTCAGTTTATGAATCCTGTTCTGACCCAGCAAGTTGCTGACACTCTTGCGATAGTTGAGAAACAGAAAGAGCAGGGTGCTGAGCGTTGGGTTGATCCTAACAAGTTCAATATTGTTAAATTCAAATCTAAGGGTACGCCCTCTATGGCTGAATGGATGGGTTATTGATGTATATCTCAACCTATCTCCCATTCACTGGCACTCAAGTTGTAATAGGCTTGGTTATAATCTCTTTTTATCTTTATTATTTGGTGCGCGGCTAATGGACAAGTCTCAATATCAAATTCTTCGTTATTCAGTCGAGGCCGAGATTGTTAATTTTAACTCTGGCAACATTGATGATTCTGCTTTCGCTAGCTCGCTTATGCGACTGTTTCTACAGGCTTCATCTGCTGAGCAAGTCCGTTCGCAAGTAGCCAAGCGACAGTTTCTTACGTTTCGTCGTGTACCTAATTTAACACCGCCCAGCTGGGCATACTCTAATCCGAGCTTAAGTTCTCGGCTTCCCAAACCTTAAAAGGGCACCATTATGTCTCTTAAATTCCCTACTCTCATGGTTGAGGTTTCTGGCATTTCCCGTAGTGGCATTGCTAAGCAGTCCAAGAATCCCTATACCATGTATCAGGCCTTTGTTCACCTTCCTGGAATTCCTTATCCTCAGAAGGTTGAATTCTATGCACAGCAACAGTCCGATGTTCCTCAGCCTGGCACTTATGAGTGTGACGTTATCTGTGATGTCCGCGATGGTCGTCTTCAATTCGATGTCGATCCTCGTCAAGGTCGCCGTAAGAACATTCCTCCGCTTTCTGATGCCATGAAGACTGCGTAAATGTCCTACTACTTTTATTGTCCGGGTGCGGCTAGTGCTACTGCGACGACAGTTGAGTGTTCCGTTGCAATACAGACTTATACGCCGCCTGAGTCTGTTGTTTTTACCGCTGAAAATGTCCAGTCGTTTATCGTTCTTGCGTTAACGTTTTGGGCATTGCATTACGTGTTTCAACAACTTAAGAAAGCCATCGAGCAATAATGCTCAACATACTGGAGTAACAAAAATGGATGTAGCAGAAGTCCTTTCTATCCTCAAAACTGGCCTTACCGCTGTTGCAGCAATCGGTGTTGCTGCTCTCGGCCTTACTGCGACTGTCAAGTTGTACAAGATCGTTCGCGCCGCTCTCTGATTCCCTGTCCTTCATAAATCAACACACCCTCGTGATATTGCGGGGGTTTTTTTATCTAAAGTTCGTCGTAAGTAATGCCGAAGCATGAGGCATACTTTCGACGAACCACCATTTCAACGAGGCTGTGAATGATGATTAATTCACGATACTTGCCGTTCCTCTTGCTCCTTTTTTCTTCTTTTGTTTTCTCTGAAAATTATCATTGGCTAAATGGTACAACTCCGGGAGCAAAGTATTCATCTATTTCCTCTGCTTGTGGTGTTTTTTCTACTTACGGTGGCAATCCTGTTTCTGACCCTTCTGTGTCTGCAAATGCTGAATATGATTACGGATGCTATGGGTATACGGTATATAGCGATGGCAGTAGGATGCAGGTCTATCTTGGTCATGTTACAAGGGGGGGTGATTCTTGCCCCTCTGGTACAAAGTACAATAAGGTAACTGGAGCTTGTGATAAAAATGACTGCCTTGAAACTCTCGGCACCACGTCTATATCTTTAAGTTCCGCATCAAAGCAGACCGGTGGCGTTATCCCTGTTAATAATAAGATGTGTAATAACTCCTGTCAGTTTGTTTATACCTCCGGTGGTTCTGCTACCTGTGGGCCACTCAAGGCTAACCCTGACAGCTATTACTGCATATTTAACTACACAGGCAATGGTCAGTCTTGTGACGGTTCAGAAGAATCTGCAAACTCAGGTGCTCCAGCAACTTCTGTTCCTCCAAAAGACCCCACCGATCCTACTGATCCTGCAAATAATTGCGGTAAGGGCTATGCATGGTCTGGTTCGACATGTGTTAAGTATTGGGAGGATGAAAAAGATAGCGGATCTACGACCCCTAAGCCTCCTACTGGTGGTGGTAGTACAGGCGGTGGTGGTGGTTCTAGTGGTGGTGGCGGAGCTGGTGGTGGTACAGGTACTGGTGATGCTCCCGCTCCTGGCACTGAGAATAATGGCGGTGGTGGAGCTGGTGAAGGCAAGGACGATGATAAAGACATTGAAGCTTCTTCATCACAGGATTGTAAAAAACCTCCAGCATGTGATGGTGATGTTTTTTCCTGTGCCATATTGAATCAAAGTTATTTTGACTCTTGCAGGCTCATATCTCTTCCTACCGAAAAAGAAAAAATTGGACGCGATAAAGAGATAGATATACAGCAGGACCTTGTTCAGGAAAGTCAAGATCAGTTGGATTCTCAAGTTTCTGGCTTTCTTTCAAAATTTATGTCTGCTGGAACTGGAAATTATGGGGGAGGGAAGTGCTACCCCGATAAGCAATTTTCAATAGGTGGCCAGACTTTGCAACTTCCCTTTTCACAAATATGTGATCCTCTCGTTATTTTGAGGTACGGATTAATTGCTGCTGCTTATCTTGCTGCTGCACGTATTCTTTCTAAGGAGGTTTAACCATGTTTCAAGTTCTTTTTGTTGCTGGTCAGGCAATTGCAATGTGGGTTCTTCCTAGGTTGTTTGCAGCCTTGGGAGTAATGACGGTTTCCAGCACAGTTATAATGCCTATATATAACTGGGTTGAGTCCAAGATTCTCAGTAATCTTTCATCTGTTGGCTCTGATGCGTATGGCTTCTTGCAGTTTCTTGGTGTCCCCAATGCAATTGCCATTATCTTTTCAGCTTATGCACTTCGTGTATCTATATCCGGCGCTAAAGCAGCCATGAGCAAAAAGGCGGTGTCTTAATGTTTAAGTTAGTGACTGGCCTTCCCGGAGAAGGCAAAACATCAAATGAGCTTTGGGATTTTTTGAACAATCCTGCTTATAGTGGTCGTCCTAAGTATTGCACGCCTATTAATGGTTTTGATCCTGCTGCGCATGGCGTGGTTGCCATTGATCATATAAAAGTATGGCAAGAGCTTCCTGAGGGTTCTGTTATCTTCTGTGATGAGGTTCAAGACTTTTGTGGTACTGACATCCCTCGTGAACCTCCTGAGTGGATTAAGAAACTTGCTCGTCACCGTCATGGTGGTTATGACTTTATTGTCACAACTCAAAGTCCTATGTATCTGCATCCTTTCGCCAGAAAGCTTGCCAAGCCACATATTCATTATCATCGTCCTTGGAATATGAAAATGGTTCGCTATGAGTTCGAAAGTGCTCAAGGTGATCCATTAAGCAAGTCTGCAAAATCTGTAGGTCAGAGAAAGTTTGTAACGCCAAACCCAGAAGTATTTAAATTATATACTTCTACGGTTCTTGATACTCACAAGGCCAAGCCTCCTAAAAAGCTTATAGGGCTCATATTAATTGCTTTGCTTATGATTTGTGCTGGTGGTTATTTTGGCCTTCATCAAGTAAAGAGTCTTGGCACTCCAAAAGAAGACTCTGTTCTTGCTGAGCATAGTCCTAAAACGGGTTCTGAGGTTACGTCGCAGCCTCCTGCTTCGTTTTCACCTCCTGTTGTAAATCTCCAGAATGAACCTTCTACATGGAATGCAGAGTCCATAAAGCCACGTATCGTTGGTCTTCCACATACAGCGCCCATTTATGATGCTTTAACAGCTCCTACAGATTTCCCCAGGGTTGCAGCTTGCCTGTCATCTGCCGAGAGAGGCACTTGCAAGTGTTATAGCCAGCAAGGTACGCCGCTTGATGTTCCTGTTTCGGCGTGCTTTGTGTTCGTCAAGGTTGGTACTTTCGATCCTTGGCTTTCTGGACGTCATCAAGAACAGCAGAATCAGTCACAACAGTCTGTTGCTCAGGCCGAGCCTCAGGCAGTTCCTATCGATGCATCACAGGTTCCTGTCAAGAACAAGGGCGTTCAGTTTACTGTCGTTGCTGACAGCAGCCGGCCAGCTCCAGCAGCTAAGCAGTGA